ATGCTTAATTGGCCAGACACTCCATTTATGCAAGTTTTAAGGGAAGGAGATGGCCCAACTGAAAAAATCGTTAAAAATTTCAGAAGCATTAAAGAAGCAGACAAACTTACTAAAGAATTTTCTTTAGAAGAAAGAATGGCAATGAAGCCTTCACATGTTGATACATCTGATTGGAAAAAACTTGTTGAAGAATTAGATGACATGGACGAAGTAAGAAACATTGCAAGACGAATGACACTAAGGATAGTAGACTAATGGCAGCAAAAAATAAATACAAAGAAGTCTGGACACCCCAGAGAAAAAGACAACTAGAAATTTTGTTTTACAATGGCGGCTCTGTTATAGAAGCCTGTCATATATTAGGTATTGTAAAGCAAACATTCTATAACTGGTATGGTAAGTATGATGACTTCAAGGAAGTTGTTGACTTTGGGAAGGTTGCTGCTGAGTCATGGTGGATTCAGAAAGGACGAGACAACGTAGACAATAAAAGATTTAACCATGCGCTTTGGTTGTTGATGATGGTTAATAAATTTAAGTGGCACTCTGCTTACGCAAAGCGTGAAGAGAAGAAAGAGATTATCAACGAGCATATAATTGAAGTTAAGAATGCTGTTGACGTTGATAGTATTCTTAAAAAAGCTATCAACAAAGGAATTACTCAGTTAGACAACTCCACTAAACAGGTACATTGATATGCCAAAAGTCGGAAAGAAAAAATTCCCATACACTTCCAAAGGAAAGAAAGACGCTAAGTCTTACGCTGAAAAATCTGGTAAGAAAATGAAGAAGGCAAAGAAGGCGTACTGATATGGCAGACCCTAATGTTTCAGGCCCACCCGGAAACCTAAGCGGAAGCGGACCAGAAAATGAGGCAGAGGTAGAAGGACTTATAGGACAGAAGAACTTTCTTGGTACAAATATTAAGGAAAGAACTATAGAAGAACGATCAAAGAAAGAGCAGAAAGAGGCGCAACAAAAAACATATAAACAACAGCATGTAAATAATCTTACAACATTCCTTGATAAACAAAAAGAAATAAAAGCACAACTAGAAATAGAGAATAAAGTAGATTTCTTTGAAAGAGATTGGGGTAGAGTAAGGGAGTTGAATAGAGAACTACGGGCTATACTTGACTCAGACCAGTATTCTAAAGCAAAGGCAATGAACAGTCCTGCGTTGCAGTGGGGTGGGAAAATGCTTGGGATGGCAGTTCCGGGTTTATCATTAGGTCAAACATTTGAAAATATGGCTATAGGTGCTGGCTTTGTTGATGATACAACCCCGCAAGATGTAATAGATGCAGACCCCACAGACAATGCTCCTGAAGGACAGACTGCTGAAGAACAGATAGACAATGTAAAAGATTCTGTTGAAGGAGGGTTCTGGGGGCTTTTAGGATTCGCAAAGAAAAACCCAAAAATCTTTGGCCCATTAAGCGGTGAAGAATTATGGAGGTTAGTTATGGATGAAGATGCTTTTTGGAATTATTATGAACAAGGATTAGTAGGAGGATAATATGGCAGTTGGAGATTACACACAGCAGGTTATATCATTTGCATATATACAAGGTAGATGGTATTCTTTTCCTAGTCCATTCGCTGCTAAAATTGCTGTTCAAAGATATAATGGAAATATGGAAAGTGTTAGGACTGAACGACCTACTGGAGTTAACATAGATACATCTCTTGGATTTGATTTAGAGAATGGAGTTCTTCCTGATACTATAGCTCCCGCTCCCGGTGTAACTGGTGATGCCTTATGGAACCCGCCTATCAATCCTATTAATAGAGCTACTACTTATGATCCCGTTGTTGATCCCGTTGCTGATCCCGTTGTTAATCCCGTTGTTAATCCTGCTGAAAAAATTGAAAGTAGGACAATATACGACTTTGATAATTCGTGGGATAAGTTAGATCAAGATTTACTAAACCTTGCAAAAAGATATGCAGATGCAGGAATGATGGGTAGGTCTAAAGCAGCTTTTGAACAAGCGGGTGGCACTTGGGATAAGGATACTAGTTTTCGTATGACAACATCTCGTGACCAAGAAGGTCCAAACTATGGTGGTGAGTTTGAATTTGACTGGGCTAAGAGAGGGGTTACTGATAAAGACGCTCTAGCTCAAATTAAGAAATGGGCGGCTGGAAATCAGTATGGAAAAATAAAGGATTTCATGGAGAAAAATAAAGCTGGCTCTTACGATAAGGATTTTCGTACCAGACTAGCCGCATCTAATCAGACAAGAGGAGAAGATCGTAACTGGGTAGCTCCTTCAAAAATAAATGAGAATACTCCCGGCGCATACTTTGATGATAGAACTGGTAAGTGGAGAATGAAAGCACCTGATGGAACAACTCCGGGTGCAAAGAATGTCTACGATCCAGCCAGTATGAAAGGAACTAGAGAAGAGATAGGTGGCAAGTTTAAAACCGGACAAGCCAGACAAGATGCTAAGACATGGCGAAGTCAGCACATGTCAGCCGCTGAGAAAAAACATGGAGTTAAAAGAGATGATGCAGGAAAGGTTATCAAACCTAAAAGTGATGCAGCTTGGGACGCATATCTAAAACAAAGAAATAAAATTGCTGGTAGACATAGAGGTATGGTAGGCGCTGGTAAGAAAACAACCAAGGAAGGCAAGGTTATAGGATGGTAGGCTGAATGCCTAGTAAAACAAAAAAACAAGCCAAGTTTATGGCTATGTGCGCCACTCCTAAAGGAAGAGCAAAGGCAAAGGGGAAATGTCCACCAAAAAAGGTAGCAAAAGAATATGCAAAGCATGATCGCGGAAAGCGTTCTAGTAGATAATGTCAGCGCTAAAGCCGCAATTAAACTTGCAGAACATCTTCATACAGTTACATATGAAGAAGCGATTGAGGCTTATGCTCAATGCCATCGTGATCCTAATATTGATGATTCTTTTATTAGGACTCTCGCTCAGTCTGATCGTTACTACCTTGGTGTGTTTATCTGCAATCGTCACGACATGTTACATCCGTGGATATATGAAAGATGCAGAGAGGTTGAAGGAGGAAAAGACAATCACTTAGACCTTTGGGCTAGGTTCCATTATAAGTCATCAATAATTACATTTTTAGGATGTGTACAGGAAGTTCTGTGTGATCCTGATATAACGATAGGAATCCTTTCTTATTCAGCCCGTCAAGCCAAACCCTTCCTGCGTCAGATCATGCAGGAGTTTGAAGGCAACGAGAAGTTACAGAAATTATTTCCAGATATACTTTACGAGAAGCCTAAACAGCAAGCGCCTAAGTGGGCTGAGAATGAAGGTATATGTGTAAAGCGTCAGTCTAATCCTAAAGAGCAAACAATTGAGGCTCATGGACTTGTAGACGGACAGCCTACTGGAAGACATTTTTCTCTTATAGTTTATGACGATGTTGTAGTTCAGGAATCTGTTTCAACTCCAGAACAAATTAAGAAGACTACAACCCAATGGGAGTTGTCTCTTAACTTGGGGTCAACACATGATCCTCGTTACCAATATGCAGGTACACGCTACTCTTATGGTGACACGTATGGTACAATACTTCAAAGGGCTGCGGTAAAGCCTAGAGTACATCCTGCAACCTATAATGGTCAAATGGATGGTGAGCCAGTATTTCTTCAACAAAAACGATGGGAAGAAATAAAAAAGACTACCTCTACTTTTACGGTAGCTTGCCAACAGTTATTAAATCCAATAGCTGGAAGTGATGTTTCATTTAAGGATGAATGGTGGACTGAGTGGGAAGTAAGGCCATATACCTTGAATGTTTATATCATGGTTGATCCAGCGCATTCTAAGAAGAAAGAATCTAATAGAACAGCAATGGCTGTTGTTGGTGTTGATGCAAACTACAATAAGTATTTACTAGATGGTTGCTGTCATAGGATGTCTCTTTCTGAGAAATGGACTTATCTTAAAAGATTAAGAACAAAGTGGAAGAGAGCGCCCGGCATAAGAGAAGTAAAGGTAGGATACGAAAGATACGGCGCTCAAAGTGATATAGAACATTTTAAAACTATGATGTCTCTAGATGGAAGCAGCTTTCCAGTTTATGAATTAAATTGGGTTGGCGGTGGTGGGGCGCAATCTAAAAAAGATAGGATACAAAGATTAGAGCCTGACTTTAAGGATGGTTCATTCTTTTTCCCATACCCTACTGATGAGAAATATTTAACTTCTAATCAATTAGATTTTAAAGATAGGAGCCAAGCATTCCTGATCTCTAAAAAAATAATATGTATAGATGAAAATAGAAAAACATATGATCTTTCAAAGTGGGTAAAGGATAATGAATATAGTTTATTCCCGACAATTCATCCTGACTTTCTAGATGCATTATCGAGAATATATGATATGGACCCTATACCTCCACGATTAAGAAGAAGTAGATCATTAGAACCTGAGACAGAGGCAGTCTATTAATGGCTAGACGAATACGCAGAATAGGAAGAAGAGATTATCCTGCTAGGAGAGTTGCCTATAGAATGATTGATGGTCGAAAGTTCTATGAACCTCAACCAAGGAAATTTCCTTATGGGGTTCTACCTTATGTACAACCAACATACTGGACTTCAGGATACTGTGTAGATGATTAAATATATTATTGCAGCGTTTATTCTTTCTACTACATCGGTAGGTGCTACAGAAAGACCAGAGGATATGGTGGATCAACA